CTGCATTTCTCTCTCTGTTATATAGGTTCTGTGCAATAGATTCTAAAACAGCATCAGAAGACTGTATTGTTTCAGCAGTAAGTTTAAGACAACTAACTAGAATTCCAGTCTTTCCTTGAAAAGTACCATGTATTCCTCTTTTACAACCTACAATAAGGACTACTTTCTGGTTACGGCTACCTATACCTGTACCCAAATGATACCTAAAAATAATAATTCTTCCTGGTATCATCCTGCTGGCACTTGCAGGCATAGGTGTCGTTTGTTCCCCACGATTTCCGAGTACCCCTTCGGCTGATTCTAAAAATCTTTGAGAATTCTTTGAAAAACTAACCATATCGTTCCTATATTAATATAAATTTATTATGACTACAGAAATAGACCTTGTTGATTTTATTGATTTAATTAATTACACTCTACATAAAGACTTTGTAGAGAAATGGAGATATAAATACTCTGAAAAGTTCATAAAACACTTTCAAATAAAAATACTTGAATCCTTAAATAAACAAAAAATTATAAAAATAAGTAGTCTTTACAATTTTCTTACTAAGAAGTGTAGGTACTCACCTGAACAAGTAGAAAACTTCTTTACTTCTATAGATATTAATATATACTACCCATTAATCATAGCAGATAAACAAAGAAAGAAATAATCAATGACAAAGATAGACGATAATGACCTAGTTGAATACACTATTTACGCTACTATTGCTTCTTACTTAGGTAACTCTTTAAATATTCTTACAACCCTGTTCTACTTAGGGATGTTTATTGTCCTGGGTATTTTTTCAGTAGGAACTCTACTTTTTAGTCTTGGCATTCTTTAGGGCTTGAATTCTCTCTTCACATAGTGTACCAGCATTAAACTCTGGACAGAGAGTCTTATATCCACACCAGTTACAGAACTGGTTTTGCATAGCCTTAAAATCAACCTTCTTCATCTTACGAATCTTCCATATTTGTTCTATCTTCTCTGATAGATAATGCTTAATCTGATTCGGAGAATACTTACATGTTACAAAGTGGTTGGTGACGGGATAGTAGTGAGCCACTACGATTTGATCTAAGGGTACTCCCAGCTTCTTGTGGACAGCGTAAGCATAGCCCTGCATCTGTCTATCCTGGTACAGGTCAAGCTCCGTTAACTCCCTCTTAGAGGTCTTGTAGTCAATCACCAGATAACCACCTTCGTTACCCTTAATGATACGGTCGATGATACCGTTTAGCTTAATATTCTTTTCCTCATCATACACTACCTCATATACCATTTCAGTAGCAACAGTCTCTGCTAAGGTAGCGTTAAATTTTAGAAAGTTCTCTAAACACTTCTTAATCTTAGGATTATAAGATTCTGAAAAAGAGTAGTCTTTTCTTACGTTTTCAGCTATAACAGTTAGAGCGGCAAGGTCGTTTGCTTGAAAGCCATCCTCAAGTATTTTATGGATGAATGACCCAAAATGCAAAGCATCAGTATTAGTTCTTTGCTCTTTTAAGCGATCAACATACCGATAACGATATTTTAGTTGACACTCTTTGAATGTTTTCGATTTAGATTCGGATATTGTATTTATGAACATAATAGCTCCTCAGTTTATTAGAGACTACTTTTTAGAGAAGTTTAAAGACAATTATAAAATGTCCTCTGGGGAGACAGAACTGATCGTTCCTTCTGTATATACTCAGAATGACTACAAGAGACACATGAGTATTAATTTAGATACTGGGCTATGGCAATGCTTTAAGACGGGAAACAAAGGTAACTTCACCCAGCTATATGCTTTCCTTGAAGGCATTACCTATAACCAAGCCGAAGCGGATATTCTTTTTAAGGAGTTTGATGGTCAGATAGAAAGTATTACTTCTTCTCCCACCAAGCCAGTTTCTACACTTTATGAAGAACATCCTATTGAAAAGTTTGGACTGCGCTCAATCATGCTTGACGATTACGAGAGTGAAGATAGACTTGTCCAAAAAGCATGGACCTTCCTTTACGAAAGAAAACTGTTTAACTTAGAAACAGGAGAATCTAAGTATTACGTTGCAACCCAAGGAAGATACACTGGACGATTGTTTATTCCGTTTGTAAGAGATTCGGAAATTTTTTACTTTCAGGCTAGAACTTTGGGCAGCGAGACTCCTAAATACCTTAACCCCTCTGATTACTGGCCTCGTCCATCACACATACTTTATCCTTACGATGAAGAGGCTAATCATCTTGTAGTTTGTGAAGGACCATTGGATGCTGTATCCTTACAGATACAAGGGGTTAACGCCACTTGCACCATGGGCTGTTCAGTATCCGATTACCAAGTGGAAGCTCTGAAGGAGTTTGACGGAAAAATCATTATTGGCTACGACAATGACGAAGCAGGAAAGCGTGGAGTAAGTAAGTTTGATTACCTGCGTAGAATAAAAAGGATGGCAGACTTGCACATCTGCCATCCACCTTCAGAAGTTAAAGATTGGAACGATGCTCATATTAAGGGACAGGATCTAAAAGAGTTTGTAGAATCCCATACCACTAGGTACGACTACGATTATCTCGTTAATCACCTCCTTACGACACTGTGAGATAAAACAGTGGACTTATAATTGTCTGGTTTAACAAAGTGTACTTGACCTGTACACTATAAGTCCCAGTAAGACTTCCAAAGGTACCATTATCAAAGCTGGATAGGTTTTTAATTTTTGTTGTATCCCAACTTAATATCATTGTATTATCACCAGTAATATCAATATTACCTGAAGACTCAGCAAACGAAGAAACTGCAAAAGGCCCATCCAAATTAATATTCTGTTCAACCTTTCTAACTTCCATAGTTGCACTTGTGATTATTGAGTCTTTAAATATATTTTGAACTGATTTATCAAGATTCTTATTTTGAAGAGTAGTCTCTGTAGCTATCTTAAGATCTACTACTTCTCCAAGTCTTACATGTTTATTCATTAATTTATGAGAAGTACTTATCAGAAGAGGTTCAGTAAAAGCAAAGAAGGTATCTTCATGTAAAGAAAATCTATTAGTAATAACTTGGTATTTGGAGGCTGCATCTAGTTTAACAGTCCATAAATCAACATAATCATCTACTGCTGATAAACTAGAAACTGACACTGCCGAGGCATTAGTGCTATCCCACCCTGAAAGATTAAGAGTTTGGTCGAGAACCACTACATAATCCCCAGTTCCTACTCTATAAATGCCACTAGCAGTTGTAGCTGGCTCGTAATTTGAAACATTAAAGTTTACATTAGAGGTAAGAGTTTCTCCTGATGCCCCATATGCCATAAGAGGCAACGTACTAACTAAATTTTCAGTATCTAGCACGCTATTAGGAGATAATGTAGAAGATCTCTTAAAAAGCTGGACTGAACTTATCTCATAAGGATCAACATAAGCACCGTCATTGATAAAAAAGGTACGCAACCCAATTCTTTGGCTAACATTTGGCCTATTTGCTCTATCTACGACTTGTGTGTTGTTTACTAGCACGATCCCTTTCCTCCAGTTCTTTGGATAAAAACTTAATAAATACCGCTCTTTCTGATCTAGACATTTCCTTTACGTCAGAATAAGTAAAGCGACAGTGTTTTACAAGTATATAGGCTTCATGTAGTAGATCTTTTAAACTAAAAGATGCTACTAAGTTCCGGTAAAAAAATCGGTCGTAATTGGCAACTCCATTACCTCATTGTGGCTGCAATAATTACATACGAATCGTACTTTTGTGTTTACTCCATAATCCTGTGCTGACAGTGCTTCTAACAAAACATGAGCATCTTTCAAAGGAAGTTGTGGGATAACCTTTGAAATCACAGATTTTTCAGAATGCCCACCAATCTCTTCTACAAATCTCCATAAGTTACTAATTGCGAACTCTGCATTAGAAAAATACTGTTCATCACTGACTCTAGGTCTACGAATCTTTACTGTCTTCTTTAAGACAGGTAGATCAAGGGAGATAGGGTTAGTAGCGTCTTCTTCTAAATAAGTAATGGGAAGCTTTGAAAGTGTAAAAGTTATTTTATTATCTTTTTTACAACCATTACAGTTAATAGTGGCATTATACTCATCCCCATATGAAATTTCTCTTAATTTCATAACAAGAAAGAGCTTATCCATCTGAAGAAGAGCCCCTACTTGTATATTAGAAACACATCTAGATAAAAGAGTATTCAACATGTCAATATTAATATTTTTATTAGACATCATTGCTCTCTCATCATCAAAAGTCATAGGT